GACGGCACCTACAGGTTCCGGACGGTCGTCGTGCTGGTCGCCCGCCAGAACGGCAAGAGCAGCGTGAAGCGCACCATCTCACTGTGGCGCCTCTACATGGACGGCGCCCGGTACATCCTCGGCGTCGCGCAGGACGTCGCCCTAGCCCGTGAGCAGTGGACGCTCTGCCAGGAGACCATCCACGAGTGCCCCGATCTGGAGGCCGAGTGGGGTGGGGTCCGCAACGTCAACGGGGACGAGAAGTTCTGGCTGACCAGCAAGGGCAAGTACCTGATCCGGGCGATGAACCGCAAGGCTGGGCGAGGCTACCCGTTCGATGAGGTGAACATCGACGAGCTGCGCGAACAGCACGACTGGAAAGCCTGGAGCGCAGTCTCGAAGACCACAATGGCCAGGCCACGCGCGCAACTCTGGGCCATGAGCAACGCGGGCGACGATGAGAGTGTAGTGCTCAACCAGCTCCGCGACGCCGCCCGGGTCGGCCGCGACCCCTCCATCGGACTGTTCGAGTGGTCCGCCGCCGAAGACTGCGAGCTCGACGACCCGCGAGGCTGGGCGCAGGCCAACCCGGGCCTCGGCCACGTGATCGGCGAGCCCGCGATCCGGTCCGCGCTCGGCACCGACACCCCCGAGGTGTTCCGCACCGAGGTCCTCTGCCAGAAGGTCGACCACCTCGACACGGCCATCGACATCGGCGCATGGAAGGCGTGCGCCGACCCGCAAGGCAGCCTTGCGACCAAACGGGACCGGATCGCCGCGTGCGTGGACGTGGCGCCCGACTCGGCCCACGTCACCCTGGCCGCTGCGGCGGTCACCGACGACGGACGCGTCCGGGTGCAGATCATCGCGGCGTGGCGCTCAACCGACGAAGCCAGGTTCGCAATCTCAGGCGTCCTGGACCAGCTCCAGCCCGTCCAGCTTGCCTGGTACCCGAGCGGGCCCGCCGCGGCTCTCGCGCCCCTTCTCAGGTCACGGCCGGGCAGCGTGGAGCTGACCGGCGGGAAGGTCGGGGAGGCATGCCAGGGACTCGCCGACCTGGCGCTGGCGCGACGGGTGGTGCACCCCGGCGACGCGCTCCTAGATAGCCACGTCAGCGGCGCCTCGAAGCTCCATGTCGGCGACGGATGGCGGTTCGTCCGCCGAGGTGCTGGCCACGTCGACGCCGCCTATGCCGCCGCCGGCGCCTGCTATGCCGCCCAGACCATGCCAGCGCCGAGCAAGGTCGGCCTGCGTATCCTCCATTACTAACGAGGGAGATGCCCATGAGCACGATGGAGTTGATCGGGGTCGGCTGGAAGGCAGCACGGCAGGCCCGACGCGAACAGCGCTCGCGCACCGCCGGCGCCGCCAGGCGGCGTGGCTGGCTGCTGACCATCGCGGCCGAGCATGGTCTGACGATCCTCGCCGGAGGGTGCTTCACCGCGGCCGCCGCCATGGTGGCCATCCCCCTCGGCCTGGTCGTCGCCGGCGTTGCGCTGCTGGTCCTCGAGCTGCGGGCAGGTGAGCGATGAAGTCCACCCTGCGGCTCCTCCGCAACCAGAGCCCCGTTCCCCTCGCCCCGCGGAGCGTGCCGCGCATGCCGCTGTTCCGCACCGACACCGCCACCACCCAGCTCCAGGCGTACGGGTCGGTCGGCACCCTGTTCTCAATCGTGCACCGCATCAGCGAGAGCACGTCACAGGTCGACTGGAGCCTGTACCGCAAGACCATGGACGGGCGGGTCCGCTACGAAGGCGAAGAGACCCGCACCCAGGTCACCCGACATGCCGCGCTTGACCTGTGGAACCGGCCGAACCCGTGGGAGACCCGCCAGTCGTTCGTCGAAGCGACCCAGCAGCATCTCGATTTGACCGGGGAAGGGTGGTGGGTGATCGCCACCGACCCGAGGTTCCCGGCCCTGCCGCTGGAGCTGTGGACGGTCCGGCCGGACAGGATGGCCCCGGTCCCCCACCCGACCCGGTTCATCAGCGGGTACATCTACACCGGCCCGGACGGTGAGCAGATCCCCCTGCAGGTGGGCGAGGTCGTGCAGATCAAGTACCCCAACCCCCTGGACCCCTACAGGGGACTCGGGCCGGTCCAGGCGATCCTCGTCGACCTCGACGCCGCCCGCTACAGCGCCCAATGGAACCGAAACTTCTTCATCAACTCCGCGGAACCCGGCGGCATCATCGAAGTGCCAGAGCGGCTGTCCGACGACGAGTTCAACGAGATGACCGACCGGTGGCGTGAGCAGCACCAGGGCGTGTCGGCTGCCCATCGGGTCGCCATCCTCGAGAAAGCCACGTGGAAAGACCGCACGATCAGCCAGCGGGACATGCAGTTCGCCGAGCTTCGCAAGGTCTCCCGCGAGATCATCCGCGAGGCGTTCGGCATCCACGGCCACGTGCTCGGCATTTCGGACGAGATCAACAAAGCGAACGCGGAGGCGGGCGCCACCTCGTTCGGGAAGTGGCTGGTCCGGCCGCGGCTGTGCCGTATCAAGGAAGCAGCGAATAGCCGGCTGCTGCCCCTGTTCGGCGCCACCACCCAGGGCCTCGAGCTGGACCACGGCGACCCGGAACCACCCGACCGCGAAGGCGACAACGCCGAACGGGACTCCAGGGCGACGGCGTTCGCGGCCCTGGTCGGCGCCGGCGTCGACCCCGACGACGCGGCCGCCACCGTCGGCCTACCCGCCATGCGCATGTCCCCGACACCGGTGCCCGGCGACCCCGCGGAGACCGCGCCTCTACCGGCGTGATCTGTAGGCCTTCTGACGGCAGGCACTGGAACAGGTCTTGGCATCCGACCTGGACGGCGTGAACGATCGGTCGCACACCTCGCAGGTATGGGAGGTCAGGGCGACCTGCCGGTGTGTCTCGTAGTAGCTGCGGGAGGCGACCGCCTGACGGCACTCCGGGGTGCAGTAGACCCGCCAGTGCGCCCGAGCGTGGAAGACACGACCGCACCACTCACACCGCACACCAGGCCCGCCGCCGGCGATGGTGCGGGTACCACCATGCTTCGACGGGACGGGGATGTGCGCGCACGTCTTGCAGAAGTAGGTCGGCTCCCACTCGTGCTTGTTGACCTTGTGTTCGGGCTGCACCCACAGCTCGCCGGTGATCGGCTTCTGGCAGGCGAAGCAGGGGACGGCCGGGACGGTCCGCCGAGGAGCCCTGGTCGGGGGGTGCCGATGTGAGCTATCCGTAACGGGGTTGTCGGCAAGGTCGGCGATGGCGGCGATGATGTCGTCGAGCCCGTCGGTGTCCAAGTGCATGACGGCCATTCCCATTTCTTTCGCCACGGTGCTGATATTAATTAAGTGTAACACACCTAGTCCCATTTGTCCAATGTTTCACGTGAAACCGCAGCTCAGACGGCATGCCGGCTCCGGATTGCAAACTCGGTCATATGGTCGAAGCGCTCTGACCTGCGGTTTTGCTGCGGTCGAACATTCGTACGGGCCTCTGACCTGCGGAAACGCGGGGAGGGAGAAACAGCCTCCGCGCCCTGTCCGCCCCTCCGGAAGCTGAGGTAACTTTTCGGCGGCTTGTCCGATTCGCTGATTCAATTTTGAATCACCACCCGTGCCATGGCCTCGGGTCGGGGTCATGTCGGGTCGGGTCGCCGATCTTGAGGTTGCAGCTGGAGCATGCGGCCACCAGGTGGGCGGGGTCGTCACCCATCGCCTTGCCTTTAACATGGTGTGCGGTGGTGGCGCGGGTGGTGCAGCCGGGGAGCTGGAGCTGGCAGCGGTACCGGTCCCGTTCGAGGACGGCACGTCTGGTCCTGCGCCATGCGCGGGTGCTGCCGCTCTCCCACCCCTTGCTCATGCTGGCCGCCTGGCGATCCGCTGGTCTGTCTTCCACAGCCCGGTTGGCTGCTCATGCTCATGCCACCACCGGAAGTACGAGGCACGGGCGCGGGCGATCCGAGCGTGGAAGGTGCGGTAGCTGACCCCGGCTGCGGCGGCTGCGTCGTCGTAGGACTCCAGCAGGGCCAGCAGCATGAGCGCTTGGCGTTCCGTCTCGGTGAGGCGTGGAAGGATCTGCCGCATGGCGATCGGGTCGACGCAATCCTCGGGGCGTGGGCCGGTGCCAGGAGTCCAGTACTTGGCGAACCGGCCGGAGGCCATGCTGCCGGCCCACACGTCCCTCTGGTTATAGCCAAGGTAGCCCTGCTCGGCTTCTTCGGCTTGGAGGATGGCGCGGCCGCCGGCACGAATGAGCACTCGCGATGATGGTGGGGTGCTGGACTCGCAGAGGGCCACCACAATGCCATGGAAAGCGGCGGCGTACCGCTCGTCAGGATCAAGCCCGGCGCCGAACGCACGTTTGGTCGCGACGCGGGTCAACCTGTCAATGTGTTCGATCGAGTAGCCGTGTCTGACCTCGACCTCGCCGCGGCGGGTCACGAGGTCTTCCTCGAACGGATGGGCTTGTTGAGTACTTGGTGGCCGCGGCTCTCGTGTGCGGCGCGGAAGTCGGCCGCGATGGGGTCGGGCTTCTGGGCGGACCAGCTCCAGTTTTCGTAGCCGCAGGTCTGGCACACGAGGTGCGTCATGGTGCGCTCGCGGGTTGGAAGTGGGCGTTGGGGCCGGCGGGACAGCCGGGATGTGGCAGGCCGGCCATGTTGACGAGTGCGGTCCGCTGGGTGCCGCAGCGGTCGCACTGGTAGGCGGGTGGGCCGGTGCTGAGTCCTGGGCGGCCGGCGGCGTCCCATTCGGTGGTGGTGGGGAAGATCTGACCCCCTACCGGGGGCGACGGTCCAACGTCCTCCTGAGTCGGGTTTGTCGGCTCTGGGGCCTGGGACGAAGTGTGGGGATGGTCTTTGAAGCCAGAGCCGTCCTCAGTCTTATTTATATCTTCTGTCTGTTCTGAACCCCTATCTTTGTGTGTTGGTGTGTATTGTTCCCACTTTTCGTCCCAAGGGTGACCTGCGATAACGTCAGCGACGAGTGCCGAATCGGGACCATCGAGTCGCCAGTTCCTCTTGTCCGGAAACTCGTTTTCCCCCTCCTCCTGGTCGCAGCCGGCGACACCGATCGTCTGGAGTTCCTCGAGAGCGAACCGGATGGGTTTGCGATCTCCGCGGGCGCGGCGTGCCGCCTCGCTGACGCTCAGTTCCTCCCCGTCGGCGAGCACCTGGAGAACGCGGAGTCGGATGCTTGGCATGGATGAGAGGGCGGCATGCTCGCAGAGCCATAGCGTCTTGGGTTCATCCAGACCGAGGGTAAGTAGCCCTCGTGCCAGTTTGGTGAGTTGGAGCGTCAGGCGGGGTGGCGATTCGATGTTGGGGAGCCCGTCGATCTCGCGGCGGCCGTAGCCATGGCGGGGGACGCTGGCACGGCCTAGGCAGGCGACATAGGCGACATCGACGAGCCGCTTCTGAATGGCCTGGGGGACCTCGACCGTGCCGGCCTGCTTGACGGCTCCTCGGACAATCGCGGCGGCCATGGCCTGCGCCTTGGCACGGTACTGATCAATCCCAACGGCAGCTTGCTGCGCGCGCGCAGCGCGCAGCCGTGCGGCCTTGGAGTCCTGCTCGGCGAGCCGGAAGAACAGCCAGCGGGGGCCAAGCTGATCGGTGTAGCTGGAGAACCGGTCAATCGCTGGGGTGCAGCCGGCCAGCAGCGTGGCCTTGCCTTTCCAGATGAGCGGATAAGGCCCAGCAATGTTGCGGGGTAGCTCTCCGTCGTAGACGAGGCGAAGGTTGGAGAACAGCTGGTCGCGGCCGCCGCGGTCGCTGGTGGCCAGGACCGTGGAAAAGTCGGAGATGGTGATGAGGCCCTGCTCGCCAATCCGGTGGAGCGCTCCGCATGGCCGGGGGTCTTTGCCTTTCGTCCAGCTGAGGAGGCCGGCGTTTGTGAGTTCACCGAGGTGCTCGGCGAGATCGTCCAGCAGCCGGATCGCCTCGGTTTTCCCACCTGAGCTGGGCCCGATTGGCATGCCCCAGAGCGGGTCGCCGTCCAGGAATGCTGAGACTGCGACCGCGAGCACGAACCAGACGACCCATGGATCGTCGAGGTGCTGGTATTCGCCCATGATTTCCAGCAGGTCGATGACGCCGAGCTCGCCGTCGATGGTGTTGGCCTGGTTCCGGTCGCGGCCGTAGCCGCGGTCGGCGAGTGCTTTGGCGGCAGCCGACCGGTCGCCGCCGTGGTGGAGCTCGGCGTAGACGGAGAACCGGGTCATCGCCTTGCTGGTCTTCAGGGGGACGCTGGTGGAGAAGTTGACGAGCAGGTCGAGCCCGCTGGGGCGGATACCGGTGGTGGCGGAGTGCCCACGGCCGGCATGGTCTGGCTGGCGCCAGTAATCGAGGCCGCTGCTTTTGAAACACCAGGTCCAGCCGAGCGGCTCGAGGATCTCCGCCCAGGTGCCCCGCTGGTTGAGGTCGTCGCCGGGGCGGCCTTCCCGTTCCTGCGCCGAGCGGGGCCCGGGATCGGGATCGTGAGTTGGTGGGGGTTCGATGAGAACCTTGATCCACGCGGGGGGGAGTTCGGTGAGCTGGGTGGGCGCGGGCGCGCGCGCGCTCGGCTCCCCCTCGGGGTCGTGCCAGAGATAGACCGCGCCGGTGACGGGATGCTGGCTGGGGGAGACCATGGCGTAGCGGTGGCCGCGGTGGAGGATGTCGACGTGGCGGCCGTACCGGTCGATGAGGTTGGCTTCGGCATGGGACCAGTCCAGGCCGAGCGGGACGCGGTACAGCAGGATCCGGGATGGTTGGGTCTTGCCGCGGGAGGTTGACGACCAGGTTGGAGGGAGCTCGCCGAGGTCGGCTTGCGCCTTGGCGATGGTGTCGGCGCCTTCCTTGCCGTCGTGGGCGTCGACGTCGATCGCGATGATGCCGTCGTGGAGCCGCAGGCTGATGTTGTCGCGGCCCTCGGGGCCTTGGGACCATCTCGTGATGTCCTCGACATCGACGTCGATGCCCTGCTTGCCGGTGTAACCCTTGGGTGGCTGATCTTTGCCCCTGACCGGGATCGGGTTCGGCCACCCGATCCTCCGATAGTCGTGGGCTGCCCTTGCGTAGGGGCCTTGTGGGATAGTTGGCACGGCGGCTCCTGTCGAGGACCGGATGGCGGTGGAGCTGCGCGCGTGTGCTTGTGCGTATGCTTGTGCGTGTGCGGGAGAGATGCTGGCCGGCAGCCCATCCTGCTGCCGGCCAGCATCGTTGAGATGATCAGGCGGGGCCGGGATCGGAGGGGTAGTCGTTCTCCGATGTCGACACGCCGAGCTTGCCCAGGATCGACAGCGTCACCGGGTCGATGTCCTCGCGCCACCGGTCGTGGGTCTCCTCGTTGAGCAGGAGAACGAGGTACCACGCCTCGCTGTCGGTCAGCTTGAGGTCGGTGGCGATGGTCTTGGTGGCCATGTGCTATACCTTCTTTCTGGTGCGGGTGAGAGGGCTGGCCTCCAACCGGTTGGAGGCCAGCCCTTTGGTTCGCCTAGAACGGTGGGTGCTGGCGGATCCAGGCGCGGGCGGTCTCCCGGTCCTCCTCGGTCGGGTCGAAGAACAGCCAGGGGGGCGACTGGCCAGCCTTGGCGGTCCCCTTCCCGAGCCGTCCGAGCAGCATCCGGCCTGTGCCGACCCGATCACTCAGCTGCCCTTGGAGCGCCTTCTGGAAGATCAGCATCCCCCGGTGCTCCCGGCCGGCGTGGTCGCCGTCCAGGACAGTGACGTCGGAGACGGTCGCGTCGGCGTCCCCGAACGCGGTGCGGATGTCCTTCTCGATCTCCAGCGGCTTGACGAGGAGCAGATCGTCCTCGTAGTCGGTGATGCGGGCCTGCTCTGCCGGCCCGTCGAACATGTCAGTCATGTGCTCGCTTTCTGCTTGTGCTTGTTGTGCGGGATCGTGTGCTGATGCTTTGGTTGGGCGGCGCTCGAGCGCTCGGCCGGGCTCGGCTCATAGGCGGTTGCGGGTCTGGGTGGCCTCCCGCTGTGCGGCCTGTATGCGCCCTGGGGTGAGCAGTTGCGCCTTCCTCCGCTTGCACGCTTCCAAGAGCACCTGGTCCCAGGCGCCGGCGATGTCAGCGTCCTGCCAGACCTTGACCAGGTCGTCTTCCGTGGTGGCCTCGTCGACCCTGGCGAGCCACCCGTTGGCCGCCGGCGCAGGCGCGCCTGTGATGGGGGTGAACTTGACGGCGAGATCGTCGCGTGCGCGCCACTGGCGGACCGCGGCGCACTGCTGTGCCGCATCCCACCCGGCAGCAATATCAACCCAATACAGGTCGCATTTGGCTTGTCCGACGGGGAGGTGGATGACGATCGCGTCGCTGCGGTTCATTGGCGGCATCGGCTCGTACCGGCCAGCCGTCGGATCCCACATGAGCTTGGCGTTGGCGTAGATGGCGAGCTGGATCGCGATCTCGCCCCACCCATAGGAGAGGTCTTTGCCGGTCTTGAGATCGCCGACCACAGGAGCATCGGTGTCGGGGATGGTGAGGATCCGGTCGAATGTGCCTGCGACACCGAGCTCTGGGACGACGACGATCCGTTCGATGTGTGCCGGGTCGATGATGATGCCGGCCTGGTGCAGGGTCTGCTGATAGGCGGCGACGTCCTTGTCCCACGGTGCCGGCACCTCGACCTGCTCTCCGGCGTCCAACTGCTCGGTGAAGGAGTGGAGCGCTGAGCCGAGGCGGGCGCCGGAGGATGCCGCGGCGGCTTCCTTGGCGTCGTCGACGAGCCGGTCCAGCGTGGCCTTGTCGTCGATGGGGGTGGCCGCGGCGAGCGCATACAGGTCTGGCCTGGCCGCGATCCCTTTGGTGACCATCCGGCACTGCCACTTCGTCAGTCCGTACTGGTCGGAGAGGGTCTTGGCGAGGGTGGTGACGCGGGTCCAGGGGATCTCGCGGCCGGTGTTCGGGTCGGGGAGCAGGTAGCGGCCATACCGGTCCCTGCGAGGCTCCGGCCGGGCCGGCGACAGCGGCTCGGTGGTCATGCGGCTTCACCCGCCTCGGCCGGCTCGAGCAGCTCAGCGGCGAGAGCGGTGAGGAACCTCAGGTCCTCGACGACGGGTGGGAGGTTCTGCGCGAGGCGAGAGGCGCGCACCTGGTCGCGGACCTCGGCGGGGATCACTTGGCGGCCGCCCGCTGCTCGAGGAGGGCGAGGACTTCGGCCCTCGGGTACAGCCAGCGACGGCCGATCCGGTAGCCCTTCAGTGGGCTTTCGGGGTCCCGGGTCCAGTTGTGGACGGTCCGGGTGGTGGTGCGGAACAGCTCGGCGATCTCTTCGGCGACGAGCTGCTCGGGGAGGTCTTGGACCTCGGGCACGGTGGGCCTTCCCGAAGCGCTGCCACCCTGGCCGATGCTTGCCGTGTTGACAACACGGTCATGCATGGCGACAATGCCGCGACCGGAAACACACGAATGTTGTTCCTAGCAACACTCGTGTCCGGTTCTGGCGGTCCCCATGGGGACTGGCATGGGCCTGGCGGTGGGGCGCTGGTTCACGCTTCTCTTGATCGGGATCCGTTGGACTGGGTGCTCCACCGCCGGGTAGGCGGCGGCACGGTAACACGCGGCTCCCTGCTCTCACAAGCCGTTCTTTCGCCTATGAGCAGCAAAAAGACAACGGTGTAAGTTACATCCGAGTCGGGGCCTGTGGATAACCTCCGTAGTGCCGCTACGGTGCCGGCGTAGGCCATTTGCGGGACACGCTGGCGCTTTGGCGCAGAGAGTGCCAGCGATGGGCCTGTGGATAACTCCAGTAGGGGCACTTGAAGCTTAGCTGCGGATCTCGGTAGGACTGCTGAGTGGGCGTTACAACCGCCACTCCGGGGCAAGCCGCCTACCGACGTCGCTGCCGCGGTGGTGCGTCCCTGCCGGCGCCGGCGCCACGGTGACATACTCGAACACGCGTTTGAGCCAGGTGCGCCGCTCCGGGACCGTCCAGGCGTCCCAGCGGTCGTGGAGCTTGGCTTCGGTTCTGGGCAGGCTGGCCAGTGCGGCCAGGTCCGGCATGGCGCGCTGGTGCTGCGCAGCCGCGGCAGCGCGCGTCTCCAGCTTGGTCGCCCGTGCCCAGTGCTCCGGAGTGGCGAACCTGGTGGCAAGCACCGCCTCCAGCTCGGCCAGCTCCTCCTGCTCGCGTGCAAGCTCCACGGGGGTTGGCACGCCGGCCTGGGTTGCCTCGAGCTGCGCGGCGACGTGGCCGGGGAGGGCGCTCTCTTCCCCGCAGATGGCCACGATGAACGCCTCGGCCGCCCAGGTGTCCGCCTTGGGGAGCGAGACGGTGACCCCGCCGCAGCCGTGGAAACGGCCGCCGGAGCCGCGCGCCTTCCGGCACCGGTACACCCAGCGGTCGCCGGTGACGTGACCGCCGTACAGCGGCTGGGTGCAGGTGCCGCAGCGCAGTATCCCGCTGAGGAGGTGTTGCGCGGGTCGGCCGAGGTGTTGGCGGTCGGGGTCGCCGAACAGCATCTTGAGCTGGTTGTGGGTGTCCTGGCCGAGGACCGGGACGACCCGGGGGTTCAGCAGGTGTGTCCGGATGGAGGTGACGGACCAGCTCCCACCTTTGCGGGTGGTGGAGCCGCGGTCGTTCCAGTCGTCCACGAGGTGGCTGACCGTCTCGCCGTCGAGGATTCGCTGCGCGGCCTCGAGGAGGAGCGTGGCCTCGGCCTCTACGATCGAGGTGTGGTCGGGGCCGATCCCATAGGGTGCCGGCCCTCCGACGCGGCCGCGGGCTCGCGCGGCCTCCAGGCCGGCCATGACCCGCTCGATCATCAGTTCCCGCTCGAACTCGGCGAGGGCGGCGAGGATGTGGAAGATGAGCCGGCCGGTCGCGCCCGAGGTGTCGATGCTCTCGTTGAGCGAGCGGAAGCGGGCGTTGCGCTGCTGGAGGTCGTCGACGATCTGCAGGAGGTGCTGGAGGCTGCGGCCGGCGCGGTCGAGCCGCCAGACGGTGAGCCGGTCGCCGGGACCGGTGGCGGCTAGGGCCTTGGTGAACTCGGGTCGGTCGTCCCTGGCGCCTGACATCTTGTCGCGGTAGATCACCTGGCAGCCGGCGCGCTCAAGCGCGTCGATCTGCAGGTCGAGGTTCTGCAGCCGCTTGCTGACGCGGGCGTATCCTATGTCGGCCATGGCTCTCCCTTCCTGTCTCAGACCGGACAGTATCAGGACGAGAGCTTGACAACTTCCCAGGGTCGGCGCAAGCTTTCTGCCAGTAGGTATGGCAAGCCCCGGCGACACGTGCGGTGTCCCGGGGCCGACACCAGGAGAAAGCCCTGATGCCAGATCAGAACACCACGGCGGACGGCGCTGTGTCCACGGCCGGCCTGGAAACGCTCGCCGCCCGGCTGGACGCGATCGCGGCGGCGCTGCTGGACAAGCGCACCTGCAAGACCGGCTTCGAGATCGAGCGGCTGATGGGCTGGCTCGGCTCGCTGACGGAGCAGACCGCCATGGAGCTGCGCGCCGGCGGCCGCATCGACAGTGACGGCCGCTGCATGGAGGGCATCGAACTCAGCACGATCTGGCCGGAGCGGACCGCCGCGTTCCTCGACGAGCTCGCCGCCCGCGCCGCCGCCCGGGAGGGGAGGTAGCCATGACCGACAACGAGCACCTGATCGACGTCGACATCCCCGGGTGGTGCGAGCGGGTCAGCCGGGTCGACCCGACCATCCTCCGGGACATCTTCGCGGTCGCCATGCGGCTCGACCTGATCGGCCATCTGGCCAGCGCGGAGCTGCGGCTGATCCAGCCGCTCACCACCAGGTTCAACCGTGCGTTCTACGCCACCGTGGACGAGACACGCCAGATGGATCCCGGGTTGGACCCGATCCGGGATGCGGTGGAGGACGAGGTCTTCCTGAGCGATCTGTGGCGGTGGGCCGACCGGCTCCGCGACGAACACCCCGACACGCCACCGACCGAGCGGGCCGACGGATGAGCGCGCTGCTGGTGTTCCTGACCGGGTTCGCCGCCGGCTCCTGGACCGCCTACGGCATCTTCTGGTGGGCCGGGGCGCACCGATGAGCGCCCCCCAGCCGGTCGAGTACCTGTACGCCCACGACACCCACATGTGCGGCTTCGACGGCGCCGACTGTCCCTGCTTCCACCTGACCGGCCGTGCGAAGTGGGATCACCACGTCATCAAGCTCCGGATCACCAAAAAGACCGCCAAGCGGATCTACTACCTACGCGACGAGCGATACGACCGCACCAAGATCGGGTTCGTCGACCGGCAGCAGCTCGAAGCCGACGGGAAGGTCTGGCGTCGGTCGAGCGGATGGTGGGAGCGCGACGCTGAAGTCTACGCCGAGCACCCCGACCCGCCGGCCGGGTTCTGGCTCGGTGAGCACCAACCCGACCTGTCCGAGCTCCGTGCAGAGGTAGCCAACGCCCACCCTGACCGGGGAGGCACCAGCGCCGCGTTCATCGAGGCCCACAGCCGCTATATGGCCGCCAAGCGGGGGGCACGATGACCTGGCTCCGCGGCCACATCTACGGCCGACCCCAGAATCCTCGCCGGTGGACGTGGCTGCTGGGGGCGACCAGCGCCTACATCGTCGGGACCTGGTTCGCCGGGTCGCTGATCCGCTGGTGAGAAGGCTAGTCAGCTTCCAGCTTGCTCTCTAGCATCACCTCTGGTATACTCTCTGGTATAAGGTCCAGCATCACCAGGGAGGTCCGATGGACGAGAAGACCAGAGAGAACCGGCTCCGGCGGATGGCCGAGCGGCAGGGGTACAGGCTCCAGAAGTCCAGGCAGCGCGATCCGCGCGGGTACTTGTACGGCACCTATCAGCTCACCGACTTCAACAACGTCCTCGTGCTGGCGGACTTCGCCTATGGACGCGGCTACGGCGTGAGCCTTGACGAGGTCGAGGAATGGCTCACTAAGGAGGAGCGATGAGCGAGCTCGACCAGATGAACGACGGTGAGATTCTGGAACCGGAGAAGCCGAAAACGCCCAAGCAGTGGGCGCGCACTATCCGCGCCGACGTGAAGCGTCTCCGCGGCGACATCCTGCTGATCGGCCAGCACCTCATCGAGGCCCGGACCGACATTGGCCCCGGCAATTTCGAGGACTGGGTTCAGCGGTCCGACTTGGGGATCTCGCTGTCGGTGGCGTCGAAGTTCATGGCGATCGCAGGGCATCCAACCATCGCACATTCACTTTCGACGTCGAAAGTGTTCCCTCAGTCCTACGAGGCGCTTTACAGCCTCAGTCAGGTCCCTTCCCACACCCTTCAGCTGGCAATTGAGGCGGGCGACGTGCGACCTGACATGACCACCAAGGACGCCCAGACGCTCGTCCGCCACCTCAAGGGCGGCAGTCCAAGGCCGCACCGGCCTCGGCCCGAGCCGACTGGTGTCAACGCCCGCCTGGACACTCTTCTCGAGCTGACCGGCACCGATCCCGAGGGGCTCTTCCTGTTCATGCGCTGGGCCGGCGAGGAAGACCGTGAACGGATTCGGGACTGGGTGGGCAGGCTCAACGCCCTGCTCGCCGACGAGGAGGACTGATGGACGATTGGGAGTACCAGATGGGGCCGGCGGACTGGCCGCTGGAGCTGCCTGACGGGCGCATCGTGCGCATGGGCGACGCGACCGACGAGGAGAAGGCTGCGGCCGCTGCGCTCCTGGTGCAACGGGCAAGGGAGGGTGTAAAGAACGCTCGAGCAGGGCGTCGCGGTAAGCGCGACTTCCGGGCGTGGCTCCGTGAGCAGTCAAGTGGCGGGGGTTGACGAATGCGCGGTTGGGGCGGGATGCTCCGACCCGTCACCCTGCCACAACCGAAAACGGAGCGCCCATGGGCGAAGCCCTACTGTGCGCCGAGTGCGGCCCACCGGTCCCCGCCACGGTGCTGGTCATCATCCCTGGTCTGTACCAGATGGTCGCCCCATCCTGCGGCCGTCACGGCGAGCTGGCGCCTGGCGCCATCCTCGACGTGATCTCTGTCGACAGCCCCGAAGCGGCCGATTACACGGTGCTTCGGGGCTGGTACGTCTCTCGGCTGGGGGACTGAGAGACGCAGGGGGCCGCCCAGGGCGGACGGAACGGTGTCACCCTGCCCCGATGCCCTGGGCGGCTTGCGTCATCTTGGCACAGCCCCACCATAGGAGGTACAGCATGTTCCGAGTCCCCGCCGACCCTGCCAACCCGACGTTCGACGAGACCACGAAGGTGAGCTTCTGGCAGTGGTTCACCTCCAGCAAGGCGGACCGGAAGGAGTGGCAGCGGCGCCGCAACGCCGGCGCGAAGCTCGCCGACGCCAACCGGAAGGCCCAGCGGAAGGAACGTCGCACCACCTGGTAGTACCCGCCCACCTCGAGCCCCGGCCTTGCGCCGAGGCTCTGCTGTCAGCCGAGCGCGCGCTCGATCACATGCCCCAGGAACCCACCAGCCAGCCCCCCGACCGTCAACGCCGTCCCGACCAGCCACCGGACCCGGGATGAGCGTTTGGCGTCCTCGGCGGTGTGGGCCGTCTCGTGGAGTTCGAACTAATGCAGCATCTCCCATTTCAGGTCCGCGATCGCGGCCTGCGTTTTCGTCTCCGCCTGGCCGAGTGAGGCGTACAGCTCGCGGGCGGTCACGTATTCGGAGGTGGGGACGGTCATTAGAACGACGCGATCCGGTAGCAGGACAGCCAGGCGGTGTGGTTGGTCGCCGCGCCGATGGTGTGGAACACGTGCACCTGGAACGTGTCGGCGGCGTTCAGCGGGATCGTGAGCGCGTTCAGGTACCGGGAGTCGCTCGCGACGGTCGGGATCGTGACGCGCAGGTTGGCTGGCGTGCCGGTGATTGTCGTGGTGGGGACGATGTCGATGTAGCAGCGGCCCGCCAGGTTCGCCGCCGCGGCCGCGAACGCGGTGATCGCGTAGAGCCCGCCGAGCCCGGTGGGGATGGTGATGGTGGCCGAGGTGACCGCGATGAACCCGTCGGTGTCCTGGTCCTCGGTGTCCCACGAGATGGCCGTGTCGGTGATGTTGTTGATGGACTGGTTGGCGACTCTGCGGAGGCGGCAGCCGACGTCCCCGCCGATGTCTGAGGCTCTGATCAGCTCTCCTGCGAGTGGCATGGCTACCTCACGTAGACGCGGGGATGGTCGAGGGCGACCGCCTCACCCGAGGAATGGGCTTTGACGACAGTATTGACCGACCGGACAACGGTGAACGTCTGCGGGCTCGAGGTACCTGAGATCGCGGTGACGGTCATGACCTCCCCGCCGACGCGGATGTCGAAGTCCCCGTCGGCGTGGGACCACAGCCGCACGCCAGTCGTCGCCACCTGAAGCGACGTCGCCGAGCTGGAGACTCCGGCCTGAAGGGTGCTGGCGTCGCTCGAGTAGCGGGAGACGCCGTCGTTGTAGCGGGCGGTCTGCCCCCATGGGGATTCGGGGGTGCAATTCACGTCAACCCGGTGCACGAAGGCGTTCATCGTCTCGACGAATCCCTGCGCGAGCTGGCTGATCGCATCGGGGGGCAGCCACGCCGGCGGGTTGGCCACGGTCAGCCGGTCGCCGGCATCCAGCCGTTGGACAGCCGCCGCCAGTACCGAGTCGGCCACGAACGGCGCGCGGGTCAGGTCCACCGACAGGACCGGGTAGCGGGCCTCGTCGACCGTGCCCAAGTGGAGCAGCCATCCGGCCGCGTCGCCGATCTGCGGGTCGGCTTCCAGGTTCAGGGTGACCGCCTGGTCGTAGCGGCCGACACCTGAAGGTGGCGCCAGCACCGACAGGACGCCGGTCTCCTGGACGGTTCGGGCGGATGACCCGTCGGTCCGGGTGACGGTGATGTCGTTGCGGGTCTGCTGGTCGTCGTCGACCGGCTCGATCCCCGACAGGTGCGCCGCGGAATAGTCGAGCGCCAGCCCGGCGGTCTGGTTGTAGAGGCTCTCGCGGGTCCGGTACGCCAGCCCGAATATGTCTCTCGGTTCGTAGAGGATGCCCCCGTCGGCGTCGGCGGCGTCGGTGAGGATGGTGGCGAGCTCGTCGGGGAGCTGCGCACCCATCGGCGCGGTCGCGTCCAGATTGCCGACCCCACGGAAGCCGATGCCTTCCTCCCGGCAGAGCCGCTGGATCCTCCGGCCTGCCGCCTCACCAGGATGCGCACCGTAGGTGGTGAACGCGTTCAGCTCACCCGCCAGGTTGAACAGGCCAAGGATCTCGTCGTGGACCGCGATGTGGCCGATCGCGAGGTCGACGCCCAGGTCGTTGCCGCCGTTGACCCGAACGCTGGTGGCGCGACCGACCGTCTGCGCGTTGAGGGTGGCCCCCGTCCCGGTCGCGAACCCATCGCCGACTACGAGGGTGTCGATCGACCAGTCGATATTGGCGCCGTTCTGGATGAGCTGGAGACCGATCCGCACCTTCTTGTTGGCGAGCACGAACCCGATCACGCTGTTCAGCAGGAGGGTTCCGGTGGAGTCGCCAGCCTGGATGCGTATGGCGCCGTTGACATCCTCCCAGATCAGCTTCCAAGAGTACGCGGTCCCGGTGGTGTACACGGTGATGATGTCCTGCCCGGCGGTCGCGGCACCGGACGGGAAGAACTGGATCCACCACACCTGGATGTTCCCGGTCGCGGGGTAGGTCGGCACCGTGCCGGTCCACCACGAGTTGTTCAGGTTGGGGAGCGGCTCGGAGCATTTGAAGCCGGTGTACTGCCCGAACGATGGGGTGCCCCGCAGCAGCATCGGCGGTCCACCGACCGCTGAGGCGATCTGGGTTGCCCGCTCGCCGTCCTCACATGGCCAGTACGCCTTGGGAGGGTTCGCGAGGCTGGTGAGCCCCCGGTACAGCGTGGACTTGAGCGGTGAGGCGCCCTGGGTGAGCCGCCGGAGCACCCCCGACGCCTCGATCGACGTGTACACGTCCCTGCCGGTGGTGTCCCACTTTGCCGGCCACTCGCTGATCTCGCCGGAGAACCGCACGTCCGCGCCGATCGAGATGCGGACTTGGGTGTTCCGGCCGATCTTCCCGTACAGCCATGAGGTGGGGTTGCGTGGGGAGAACTGGCCGTCCCGGTTGTTGATCTGCATCGTGGCGCGGGACGGGTCGGCCCGCCCAGCCTCGCTGGACCGCCCGCGGGTGATCTGGACGTCGACGCGCTGATACACGGCCCAGGTGATGTCGATCCATGACCCGTCGACGTAGATCTCGACGCGGAGGTCCAGCGGCACGTCGGGGAATGACGGAGCCGCGGGAGTCCCAGCCTGAGTGGCCGGCCAGATTCCCCCCTGCCGTCTCCACCCGGCGACCCGGGCGGCAGCTCCGCTCGGCATTACCTATTCATCCCAGACTGCGAACGCGCGGAGGTTCACCCCACTCGTCGGGGTGGTCGCCCGCACCCGAACGAACCGGGACACCGCGATGATCGGCCGCTCGTCCGGCATGAACTGATACCGGTAGGTGAGGACCGGCGCGGCCTCCGCCGACACCGACGACACCGCCACGACATCATGCACGCGGACGTTCGCGATCGCGCCTTCCGCGGTGGCGGCATACCCAGTCGCCGCTGTCCCCAGTGTCACCAGCGACGCGGGCTGCCCCGGCGTCAAGGGCTGGACCCCGGCAGCGACATGGGCGGTCACCGTCGCGGCGACGTCAGTGTCCAGCAGCTCGAACACGGCGTCCGCGCCGGGTGGGGTGTCGGTCGTGAACCCCCACGAGAGGAGCTGGATCTGCCTGGTCGACGGGGTCGCGATCTGCAACGACGTCTTGATGGTCGTGCCGGTCGCGTCCGACGCCTGCGCGGCCGCGGTCGGCATCGGACCGTTCCACGTCTTGTACCTGTGCATGGTCTTCCTTCCTTACGCGCCGAGCACCACCTGGACGTTGCCGCCGCGGGAACGGATGGACTTGCGGAGCAGCTCGACGAGGAGGTCGTCCAGGTGGGACCCGCCGGAATGGATCTCCAGCCGGACCACCCCGCCGCCGGCCGCCGGAGAGCCGAGCATGCCGCCCATCGCCCCGCCGACCCCTCGGCGTCCCGACCCGATGCCCTCGCCAACCATCTGCGCAATCTTCTGGCCAGCCTTGAACGGCGACCCGGAGCCGGAAAGCGGGCCCTCTTTGGCTGGGGAGAACGGCAGGAAGTTCCGGATGGTGGACGCGACCCCACCGATCGCTGAGCCGACCGACCCGACCATGTCCTTGATCCCGTTGATCAGCCCCTGGATCACGTTCTTGCCGGCCTGGTAGAGCAGCGACCCAAGATCGCCGAGCGCGCCGAGGATCTTGCCGGGAATACCTTTCACGAAGCCGACAAGACCGCCGACGACCGTCTTGACGGCAGTGGATGCCCGGTCCCACGCCGAGCGGAAGAACCCGGCGACAGCGCCGACCGCCGACCGAAGCGCGTTGATCTGCCCGCGGACGATCCCCGTGATGAAGTTCCAGGTGGCGGCTGTCGCCGACCGCAGCCAGTTCCAAACCGCACTGGCAACAGCCTTGATCCCATTCCAGACCGTATGCCAGTGCTTGGCGAGCAGAAGAATGGCCACCACGACCAGCGCGATGACGGCGATGATCGCCAGGATCGGCGCGGCAGCCGCCAGGGTCGCCACCGCGGCGGTCCCCGCCGAGATCGCCCAGGCGGTGAACGCAGCGACCAGGATCCCCCCAACCACGGCGGCCAGCGCCATGATCAGACCCGGGTGGGTCGACATGATCTTCCCGAGCCGCTCCATCACCTGCGCACCCAGCGTCACCACGGGGAGCAGGCCCTTGCCCAGCGCGGCCTGCGCGTTCTCCATGGCGGCGCTGGCTTTCTTCTGGCTGTTGGCGTTCTGGTCGCCGGTCCGGGCGAAGTCCCCCTGCGCCTTGGTGGTCTGCTCGAACAGGATCTTCTGCACGGCCAGGAGATTGTCGTGGGCGGTGAGCTCGCTGGCGCTTTTCTTCCCGGACAGGGCCAGCGCCTCATGCTGCACGGAGGCGGCCGAGATGGTGGGGACGTACTTCTGCAACGCGTCGTACTCGCCGCGGGTGGCGCCCTGCATCGCGTCGAGGACCTCGGTCGGGTCGGCGTTATTGAACGAGCCGATGTCGGAGGCGAGCTGCACCCATTTCTCGCTCATCCCGGCGGCGGCCTGACCGTTGGCGCCCATCTGGGTGAAGATCAGCCCGAGCGACCCCGCGGCGGTCTCCGCGGCGTTGCGACTAAGGCCCATCGAATCGACCGCGTTCGAGGCCCAGTCATGGATGTTGCCGGCGCTGGTCCCGAACACCGCATCGGTCTTCGACATGGTCTCGTTCAGATTGGATGCGGCGGTGATCGACCCGGAGATGAACGTCTTGATCCGGTCGGCCGCGCCGGCGATGAGGTTGGCGGACAGGAACCCGGCGGCGGTCTCCCCGACCCGTTTGAGGCTGCCCTGGAACCCCTTCGCCTCCCCCTTCGCGGAGGAGAACCCGCCCTTGGTCTGGTCCTTGGACCTGACGACGATGTCGACGATGTTCGGCATCTACCCGTTCACCTCCTCCCGCGGTCGTCCTAGCCGTTCGATGGCCAGCAGCTGCAACAGCTCTCCGTCCTCCTCGAGCAGCACGCTCGGCAGACACCCGAACCGTTCGCACAGCTGGAGGATCAGCTCAGCGTTTGCAAGCTCTGGTGGTTTGGCGACAACGTCTCCATCGGCATCGAACCCTCCAGGGACCTCCCGCCATCGGATGAGCGCGGCCCTAAAGGGACCGACACCCCAGCGATGGCCTCGATCCACGCGAAGATGATCTGCAAGACGAAGTCGGTCTCCTGGGTATAGATGCCTTCCAGCGTCGCCGGGACCGGGGTGCCGTCCTCGTCCTCGAGGTTCCAGTCGACGAGGCAGGCGGCGAACCCGCGGAACAGCTCGTCGATCTTGGCCGCGTCCTCCGATTTGAAATCGCCACCTTTGAGTTCCGCGAGCTTGGCCAGCCCGAGGAACTGCCCCACCGGCGCCGAGCGCGCCTGCACGACCAGGCCGGCCATATCCTCGTCGGCGAACCGCAGCCGGTAGACCTTCCGCTGCCTGACGTAGCCACCCACGGTCTAGGCCCAAGTCGGGACAGTGCCGTTGGCGAGCACGCCCGGCGCCTTCCAGGTCAGTTCACCCTTCTCCGACCTGCTCAGCGCATAGTCGGTGAACAGCGTCTCGTTCGCGAGCGTCTTCCCCCCGATGCCCAGCGACACGGTCCGCGCCACCGAGGTGGACGGGACGGTCGAGAACACCGCATGGGACAGGCTGGCGTCGGGGTTGAACACGCCGTTCAGCGTGATGGAAAAATCGGCAAGCAAAAGCAGCCTTTCCGTTGCCGCCTTATCCACGCCAGTGACTTCCTGCACGTCCCGCGGCGTAGCAAAATCGAACGAAGTGACATCATTTCTGATGTCCTTGACCGCGCCGCTAGAATCATCCACCGACAGAGTTGTCCAGCTTAGGCCGGTTTGCTTAGGAATCGTACTCACTTCCTTCCAGGTACTTGATCGCCTTTCTCAGGAGATCAACGTCGTCTCGGAACTGCCCAATTGCCAGGTTGCAGCGGTGACAGAGAAGGCCGCGAATCTTGCCGGTCTTGTGGTTGTGATCAACCGGAAGGCGGTAGTCCTTGGCGTGCTCCCTGCTGCCACAGATGGCGCAACCGCCATCCTGCCGCGCCAGGAGATCGTCGTATTCCTCCTGGCTGATGCCGTACTTCCTCTTGATCCATGCGCGCCGAGCATTGCCTAGTGCGCGCTCGCGGTTCCCGGGGCGCTGGTAGCGCGCCGATTGCAGCGCTGACTCGCAGGCCCGGCAGTTACCGTGGTAAGACGGGTTCCGGGTCGCGGTGCCCTTCTTGGAGATACCGAATTCAGAGAGCGGCTTCTCGATGCCACACTGCCTGCAAGCCTTCAGGCTGTCCGGGTCATTGAACCGCCAGCCATGGTGCTTGCCACAGGCGCAGCCGGGTGGACACTTTTGGCCTCTTGGCATCAGCCGCGCTCCTGTCGGTCCCTGACCTTGTCGAGGGACTCCTGCATGTCTTCGATCCAGTCGTCCGGCTGTCGGTGCACCCTGGCCGGGCCGTAGCCGCGCCAGTCGCCCATGCGGACCAGCAGCAGCGGGTCACGCTCCAGCGGGACCTTGTGGGCGGCGAAGCACCGCTGTCCCGGCTCGAACGTGAACTCGGTGAACGCGCCGTTGCCGGCCTCCAGGAACCGCCGGCCGGCCTGGCGGCGGATGTAATGGGCCTGCCGCTGGCCGAGGTCGGTGGACTCATCCACGGCGGTCATCCAGCCGTGCTGGTACGCCTCGCAGCCGACCTCTTCGCAGGTACCGTCACGCCAGTGGGTGGCGAGCGGCGCGACCACCGAGTAGGTCTTCATCGCCCCAACGGGGAGCTGCGGCTCGACCCGGAACGGCTCCACTAGAACACCGTGCTCACGTCGTTGCGGGCGAACAGCACCGCGAACACCGCGTTCGAGAATGTGCCCGAGGTGATCGCCCGCAGGTAGCGTCGGACCGTGGCGCCGGCGGCGCCGGCGAGTCGCTGGCTGGTGACCCCGGTCGCCGCGGTGAACGCCCCACCAGTCAGGTTGGCATAGGAGAGGTCGTCGGCGGAATCCTGGAGGGTCACCGTGACCGACGTGCCCGCGAACGCGAACACATGCAGGTACGCCTGCCAGCCGAACGAAGTCGACACGGTCGTAAAGTCGACCCCGGTCCCGTTGGTCGGTGCGCTGTCGGTCCGCTTGCCGGCGGTGAGCATCCGGCCCCATTCCAGGCCGAACCCGTTGGCCTGCGCCTGGGTCTTGAACGTCAATGAGCCGTCCTCGTTGCGGGTCGGGTCGTAGCCGATCTGCTTGCCGATCATGCTCGCCCCGCCGTTGCCCAGGATGGTGCCGCGGAAGTAGGAGACGATCTGGTCGGCGGTCGGCAACGCCGAGAGCGTCGGGTGGGCCTGGCCCGTGTCGGGGTTGAAGAACGCGGTGAACTCGAGGCTGCCGTCGCGGACCCCGCCGGCCCGCTCGTAGGCGCTCTTGTCGATTCCGGTGAGCTCCAACGGCTTGTTCCCTCCACCGATGCTGGCGATCGAGCCGATGTCGCCACTGAGGTCGAAGCCAGCGACGTAGAGCTGGTCACCGAGTCCTGTGCTTTTCGGCATGCGCTTCTCCTACGGTGCCTGCGCCCAAAGGTCGTTGACGATCAGTGGCAGCGTGATGACCGTCACGCGATACAACTTCGAGTCCTGCTCGAGGTAGCCCGCGTCGGCCGACAGGGAGTCGCCGTGCTCGCCGAGCAGGTCGACGTTGCGGATGAGCCCGCCCAGCGTGAAGTCACCCGAGTAGGCGGCCATCAGCGCGTCGACGGCGTCGAGCAGCCGCGCGTCGATGGCATCCTGCGGATCGGCGAGCATATTGGTGTACACCCGGACCGACAGCTCCAGCCGCGCAGTGGTGCTGGTCAGGCCGGACCCGTCGGTGGGGCGGAGGGATTGCACCCACACGGCCACGCTCAGCCCGTTGCCCGGCGCGCTCTTCGGCTCGTGGGTGAGCACCCGCTCGAACCGGCCCGAACCCTTGGCGTGGGAGATGACCGCGGCCAGGATCGCCTTGGTGCCGAGGCTCACGACCCACCCCCCGCGTTCAGGTCGCGCATCGCCTGCTCGAACAGCCCGCGGATGAGCTGGGTGAGGTCCTTGCGCAAGCGCCGGTAGGTGAGCCGGAACAGCTTGTATCCCTTGAAGCGGGTGGACTGGTTCCGCTGGCTGGTGCCTTCCAGCCACGGGCCCCGGAGGATCTGGGGGTATTCCGCGGTGATCGTGCGGCCCTTCTTGAAGTCTTTGGTGACGATCCCCGCCGCGAAATGCCCGCCAGGCTTGCCGGTCGGATGCTTGGCCCGCGCGCCGATCCGCCGCTTCACCTCGTCCTCGCCGGTCTTTGCGACCAGCTTCTTCGCGTCGTCGAAGAACTTCCGCACGATCGGGGTGTCACGGCCCTCGAGGAACGCGCCCCGCACGGTCGTGTCCAGCTCGATCTGCACCCTGGACGGCATCAGACCGCCCTCGATCTGGCCTGCCGACCATAGGCGGTGATGGTGTCGCGGCGCAGGTCGAACAGGCTCCGGCCGGTCCCCTCACGCGCGTTCTCACCCTCGCCGATGATGCGGGCGTACCCGGACGTCTCAAGCTGGAGCTGATTGATCGCCTCGGCGATGTTGAGGTCCCGGACCAGCGCCGGGACGACATGCTTGACCACCGCGGTGGCGTCCAGGTGGGTCGCCGCGGTGGTGCCAAGCGCACCCCGCTCCACCGTCAGCGTCCGCGGGGCGAAGATGGCCGCGCCGGCCGAGTGGCTGGCCAACGTGCTGCCATCCCACGCCCGCTTGACGGTGAGGGTGGTGCCGGCGACGTCGACCACGAGCATCCGCTCCGCGTCGACCAGGAGCACCTCGCCGGCCTTGATGGTGCCGGCCGAGATGCCGGTGATCGTCTCATCAGAGCTGGAGGCGGTCAGTGCCGAGCTGGTCTGCCCCGTGCTCACCATCGCCTTGGCGGTCACGTTCATGCGTTCGCCCTCGACCCGGATGATCGTGCCGACACCGATCAGCGAGGAGTCGGTGACGCCTGCCGAGGTGGCCGTCGTGGAGCTGATCGCCCCGGCCAACGCGCCGGCGGGCGCCTCGTCCGCGGAGTGCCCGAACACCCCGGTGGCCGCGATGGCACGCTGCCACGTCGACCCCGACGAGAACGCCGCGTTGGAGCCAAGGTCGATCTCGATCGACGTGAACGGCGGGCCGGTGTTCACCGGCTCCAGGAAGTAGTCGGCCGCCGGGATCGTCACGCCGCCGGCGACCAGCGTGGTGAGGCTGATCAGCTCGTCGGCGTCCAGCCACAGCCGAAACGCCGACCGGTAGCGGGAGTGCGGCCATGGGAAGTAGCGGGTGCCCGTCCATGGATAGAAGCGGCGGTGGGTCAGCCCCTCGATCGAGCGGGCGCCCGACTCGATCGCCCGGAGGACCTGGGCATCACTCCTTGCGGTTTCTGCAACATCGAGGGCGCGTTTCGTGTCCTCGAGGTTGCAGTAGAGGATGCTAGACATTGGCCCACCTCTTGCCCCTCACGACCAGAGAAACGAGATGGCGGCTAACCCCCAGCTCCTCCGCGATTGACTGGTAAGTTCGCCCTGCCTGCGAGCGAATCCACGCCACCACCTGCGGAGCGAGCTTGGTCGAGCGCTGATTGCGGCTCTGGCTGGCAGGTGATGCCCACCGGGTATTGCTGGGCTCGTAGCCCCCGTCATTATCGACCCGATCCAAGGTCATGCCCGGGGGGCGCTCGCCCATATCGGCCAGGAAGTTCGCGAAGGACTGCCACCGCTCGCAAACCGTGATACCCCGGCCGCCGTAATCGCCCCAATTTCGGTTGCTCGGGTTCGAACACCGATTCCGCATAGACACCCAGGATCGGTACGTGGGGGTTTCCCCGCCGCGCCAGGTATGGCCATGCTTCTGCGGGATGCCCCTCTGCCGCGCGCTGGCCGCCGCGCACATATCCTCTGTGCGCGCATAACCGATGTGCCTCCGGCACTTGCAGCCCTCGGTGCATGGCTGCGATCCACCCTTCGGCATCCCTCGAACTCGCTTTCTGGCTCAGTCACCCTCGGGTGACGGGACGCGGTCTATGCAGTTATCAGACGGCCGGCCTCATGTCGTCTCGAGGCCAGGACCATCCGTCATGCGTACAGAATCGGATCCCGCCGACTTCGATGAGCGGCGTCCCGTCGTTCGGGCAGGCGGCCGGCGGCCGAGAGAGTTCGTCTCGTCGCTGCTCGGCTGCCTGCCGGTAGATGCTGAGGAGCTGCTCGAAGGACGTGGCTGCTCACCCTCTTCCAGTTGGGGAAATTCCCCAACAGCCTCCGAGGTGGACCCAGGCGCCATGCCCACCCCGGAGGCATCCTGCGGGGCTCCCGGGCCGACCAGGCGGACACCAGGCAGGTCCGGGACAGGCCCGCCCAGGGCGACGTAGACCGTGGTCCCGGTGACCGCGTTGGCCTTGGCCATCAGTTCGCCACCACCACGCTGGCGGGGTCCAGCGGCACGTAGAACAGCGTCCATTGGATCGCGCCGGTCGCATCCGCCGCCGACACGTTCACACCGATCGTGCCTGGCGCGACGATCTGCCCGCCGAGGCCCGGCCCGGACACCGAGCCGGACTTGGAGATGACGACGATCAGGGCTGAGCCGGTGGCGAGGGGGCAGGCCATCTGCGTGCCCACCTCGGAGGCCGTGATCGCGACCGCGGTGCACATGTCGTTCGCGGTGCCCACCGTGGGCGTGGCGACCAGCTTCGCCGAGGGGGTCGTCCCACCGATGACCGTAGTCACCACCCCGTAGAGCAGGCCGACCGAGATCCGCCCACCCGACACCGTGAAGATCGTCGAGGTCGCGGCCTGCGGCACGGTCTTCGCGGCACCCTGCACGCGGAAGCCCATCTCGGCGTTGCGGAGCTGACTGTTCTGCGCTGGAGTCGGCATATCAGGCCCTCACATCCACCAGGTTGGCCGGGTCACGCTTGACCTGGAGTCCATGCAGGACGTACACGAACGACCCGGACGCGTGGCTCGCGTCGATGTAGGTGAACCCATCCGACAGCGCCACCGCCGGGATGTAGACGGCGAGCAGCCCACCGGTCGCGGCGGTCACCGTCGCGGCGGCCGCCTGGGTGACCTTGGTCCACACCCCGTTGTTCTGCGTGTAGTACTTGGTGATGAGCGGGAGGGTCTGCTCGGTGCCGCCCGTGGCAGCGTTGGCCTCGTTGATAGTCGCGTTCCCGGAGGTCGCCCCGATGAGTACGATCGTGACACCGGTGGCGTTCTTCAGGTTGGCGCGGACCTTGGCGGTGGTCGCGGACGTGGCGAGGTTGAACAGGTCGCCAAGCCCTTCTCTTGCACTCACGTCATTGCCTTCTTTCTGCCCGGGGCGTTACTGCCGGGCTGGGTAGGGCTCGCCCGAAAGAGGATCAGGTGCGGGTCGAGGAGAGCTGCACTACCGGCGAAAGGGTGTTGCCGCCGTTCTTCGGCGTAATCGCCGATTGCATCCAGGGGCGACCATCCACCCTTTCGATGATCTTGTAGGCCGTCTTGTCCACATTGAACGCAAAGTGCGGACTGGCCGACGCCTGCATCGTCTGCCGGTCCCCGATCAGGTAGAACGCCGGGTCGACGAAGCAGATGTCCCCGGTGGTGCCGAGGGTCGGGAGCTTCTCGGTGAAGTACACCGGCCGGCCGTAGATGCTGATTGGCGGCGCGCCGATCACGCCGTTGTTCATCCACACCGGACTCGAGTTGCCGAGCGTGCCGGACACGGCCATCAGCGCGAGCTGCGGGAACGTGTCGATGCTGGCGAGCCAGATCGCGCTATTCAGCGAGCTGGGGAGCATCCTGGCGAACATCGCGGCGAGGTTGTCGACGATGATGGTGTTCGCGCCCTGCCCGGACACAGCGGTGACGATGACCGCGGCGGGGCAGTTCACGAACCCGAGCGGCTCGCCCGCCCCGGTGCCTTGCATGAACCGGTAGTCCTCCTCGAACGCGATCGCCTGGGGGAGGGTCGCGTCGAGGTAGCCGCCGAACGCGGGCGCGTCGGCGACGAGCTCGTTGGGGGCGGTCAGGTAGGCCATCAGCTTCTTGGCGTCCAGGGCGACCGCGGAGAACCGGCCTTGCACCTCGGTCGGCTGGGTGCCCTCGTCGACCCAGGTGCAGACGATCCCGCCGAACACCGACGTCTGGTCGGTGGTCGAGTCGACCGCGGGGATCGAGACCCGCTGCCCACCCATCGGGATGATGGTGGCGCGGGACCGGATGATCGAGGATTCGAGCGCGACCAGGAGCAGGTCGCTTCTGAACTCTTCGGGGATCAGGAACCCGCCGTCGGCGGGGACGTTGGTGCCGAAGCTGTTGCGGATCCGCTCGTCCTCGCCGAGCTTCTCGAGCAGCTCGGGCCCGTCGGGGAGGCGGCCGACGGCGTTGCACCGCAGCGACAGCGCCCGGTAGAAGTCGGCCTGCTCGTCGAACAGCTTGTTCACCGCCGCACCGGGGGCGAGCTTGTTGTAGAGGCGGTTCTTGCGGACCTGACGGTCCCGCTCCGACAGTGCCGGTGGTGCGTTCACCACCCTGGGCGCGCCGCCGTCTGGGGTCAGGTCGAGCTTGAAATTGCTGCCCTGGCCGTTGTCGCGGAGCATCTGCGCCAGGGTCCGCTGCGTCTCGTCGCGGATCTGGTTGCTGATCGAGGTGTCCGACGCTGCCTTCGCCTCAGCGTAGTCGCGAAGGAACTGGGGGAACTGGCCGTTCTTGAGCATGGCCGTGATCTGGCCCTGGTCGCGCAGGGTCGCCTCGAGCTCGTCGAGGCCCGGCTTCACTGCGGTTGGCATGCAAACGCCCCTTCCATGGCCTTGACGATCGCGTCGACGTCGAACTCGTCGGCCTGCGGTTGGATGACTGGCGCCGGCGAGCGCTCGCGGCCGGCGTAGCTGTAGATGGACAGGTCCCACGAGTTGCTCGACGGTGCCGCCGTCGAGCCTGCGACCTCGTCGACCAGGCCAGCGTCGGCGGCCTCGGTGCCCGTGTACCAGGACTCCGCGCGCATCGCCTCACGCCATCCGTCCACGGTCCCGCCGGCCCGGTCGGCGTACACCCCGGCGATCATCCCGGACGCCTGGTCGAGCCGGGCGGCGGTGTCCCGCATGTCGGAGGCGTTGCCGACGACCAGACCCCACGCCTCGTGGATCATGAGCTCGGAGGCCTTCGCGGCGACCCGCCGGCTGCCGGCTTGCACGATGATCGACGCGGCACTGGCGGCCAGCCCGTCCACGTAGGTCGTGATCTCGGCCGGATGGTCGCGGAGGCTGTTGTAGATCGCCAGGCCATCCCAGACGTCGCCCCCGGGGCTGTTAATCCGCACGTCGATCTGGCGGACGTCGAGGGCCTTCAGCTCGGCGAGGAAGTCCCCCGCCGTGACGCCGAAATATCCTATTTCGTCGTAGATGGCGATCTCAGCCGTGCCGGCCTGCGCCTTGATGCGGTACCAGTCGGTGCGGCCCTGCCGGAGCCTGGCCACCGGGCGCGCGGTTCTCGGCTTCATGCATCACCCCTCGAAGGTGCCATCAAGATATCCTATCCAAAGGGCTCGTGCGATAGTTCACGCTGATGATAGGTGGTCAGAGTGCTTCGGGACGCGGACAAGCTGCTCGCCCCCGCCGTCGAGCGGACCCTCGGCGAGCTCCAACTCGGCACCGTCGACGACGCGGTCGCCACCCTCGCGCAGGCCTACGCCGCCGCCATCGACACCGACGAGGAAGGCGACGCGCTCACCGACCTCGGCCCGAAGCTGCTCGCCACCCTCCAGGCGCTCCAGGCCACCCCAGCGGCCCGTTCCAAGGTCAAGGTCGGGGGAGGTGCCGGTGCCGGCCCGAACCGCCTCCAGGCGCTCCGAGAAGCTCATCGGTAAGCAGACCCCGCGGCTGTTCACGCCGCCGCTGCGGCCACTGAACCGCAAGACCAGCCGCGGCTACGAGGTCATCTCCTTCGCCGAGATGATCGGCGAACCGCTCATGCCCTGGCAGCAGTGGCTCTGCAAGCACGCGCTCGAGCTGAACCCCGACGGCACCTACAGGTTCCGGACGGTCGTCGTGCTGGTCGCCCGCCAGAACGGCAAGAGCAGCGTGAAGCGCACCATCTCACTGTGGCGCCTCTACATGGACGGCGCCCGGTACATCCTCGGCGTCG